TCCCCATGTTAGACCAGGACGTGGATGATTCTCCAGAGACCTGGTTGTCAGAAAATACAACCTACAGCGCTAATCGGAAAGAACAGTTACGAAAAGTTCGAAGCGAAATCTCCGAGGAAAGCAGCCCCTTCGTCTTCCGCAAGAAGTCGAAGATGTACCGGGTGAATAACTTTATCAAAGACGAACCGTATGCTGAATACAAGCACGGTCGCATGATAAACAGCCGGTCCGACTCGTTCAAAGTGGCAGTCGGACCAATATTCTCACAAATCTCGAAATGTGTCTTTGGAATGAAGTACAAAGGCTTGGACTTCGGTCCTCTCATTAAGTATGTGCCTGTTGCGGACCGTCCTGTGGTTCTCCGCAATTTACTTACTGATTGGATGGAATCATACCAAGTCACGGACTACTCCTCTTTCGAAGCACATTTTACGGAAGAACTCATGGAAACTTGCGAATTCCAGCTTTACAAGCACTGCACCAAGAATTGGAAGCACGGTCCAGAATTCATGGCCCTGCTCCGAGAGTCGATGGCGAAAACCAACGTACTCCGGAACAGATGGTTCAGAATTCTACTGGATGCTACCCGTATGTCTGGGGAGATGAACACATCTCTCGGCAACGGTTTCTCCAATCTGATGTTCACTTTGTTTGCATCCAACCAAACACATGTTGCCAACGGTTACACCGGCAGCATGGAGGCTTGGATTGAAAACTATAGTGACTACATGCGTGGGGTGTTCGAGGGGGATGACGGCTTGGCCGTTTTCCACCCCGACGCGAAGCCGGTAACTGCAACTTTCACAAACATGGGGCTCATAATCAAGTTGCAAGACTTTGAGGAAATAGGCCTCGCCTCCTTTTGCGGAAATTTGTTTGATCCTGTCGACCTCGTACAGATCACAAACCCATTGGAGGTTCTTTGCAATATTGGTTGGAGTAATAAGAAATACGTCTCGTCGCAACAAAAGACTAGAGACGCGATCTTGAGATGCAAGGCTAACAGTTATTTACACCAGTATCCGGGCTGCCCGATTGTGCAGTCCCTGGCCACCTACATCCTACGCGTGACTGATCACGACATGGATAGGGAGACCAGGTTCATGCAGAATTCGGGCGTCTGGAAAGAGGCAAGGTATCGTCAGGCTTACGCCGCCTTGTCTGAAAACGCCCCAAAAGCCATACCAAGGCGCACGCGCCTCTTAACCGAAAGACTCTTTGGTGTCACAGTTGATCAACAAGTGGCAATGGAGAAATACCTAGACTCCTGTCAGGTGTTACAGCCCATTCCCATGCACTATGTTGAATCTGCGATACCGGAGGTGTGGAAACACAACTATCAGAAGCACGTCATAGACTTGTATGATGACTACTCGATAGTGTCGCTGGACGAGAGGGGTAAGGCCTCAGCTTATGTTGACTACATGAGCACGTTCATTCCTAGTGTGAACGTCCTGAAACAATTAATTTAGATATGCGCCCAG